TCTTGATCTGTCGTTTTTAGAGGCCGGTATTCACGCTATTCAGTGGTATCACACGTACGGCGAAGTTGAGCGCAAGGACGATCGCGGTCGGCATTTGCCCAACGAAGAGATTACTTCGTTTGACGCCTACGAAGCGCCAGTAATGGCGGCTTGGCAAGCAAAAAAGGCTGAAGTAGCGACCGCTCGCGCGGCGTTGCAGGCTGCTTCAAATGGCTAAGTGGAACGTCTCTAACATCGAAGTGAAGGACATTGACGAGCTGAAAAACGTCATTGTCAAAGCACTATTCGAGGTATCCGAGCACGATCAAGGGCGCAATGCCTTCTTATCGGGCGAAATACATTTGTTACCGCCGAACGCGGCCACTTTTACTGAGCTTGGTTTTGTGCAGCTTGAACAAGCGGTGTCGTGGGTCAAAGAGGCTTTGGGTGACGAAGCCGTGACCAACTACGACGCGTTGATCAAAAAGATCATCGACGATCAGCCCATTCCAAAGCCCGAAGTGGCGCTGCCGTGGGCACCGAAGTCGGAACTGCCGGTTCCGAAGCGATAACGGAGTAGAGCATGACGACGGTTAAAATTTCCGCACTGCCCAATCCTACCGGCACGCTAGACGGTACAGAGCTTAATCCGGTCGTTCAAAGCGGCGTTACGGTCAAAGCCGCATCTAACGCTTTGGGTTACAAGCGCACGGGCACTGGCACGACTGCTCGCACTTTGACGAGCAAAGTCGGCGAGCGCGTCAGCGTTAAAGACTTTGGTGCCGCTTGTGATGGCACAACTAACGATACCGCTGCTGTGCAAGCTGCGATCGACTACTGCGCCGCTAACAACTGGCCGACGCTGGTTATTCCAGGCAAATGCCGCATCAACTCGTCGTTGATCATCAATCGTTTGGTTAACCAAAACAGCGACGAATTCTTCATCTGCGGCGAAGGCCCGGATGCAGGCTTTTTTACGGCTGGCAACGTCGTTATCTTCAACTCGACGCTGCCGTACACCACGGCTCCGCAGTCGGAGTTTGTGACGTTCGATAACATTCGTTTTGAATCGTCTAGCTTCTTTAACGCAAGCTACGTGCTGTCGCCGAACTTCTTGCGTATCAAGTTCCAGAACTGCGTATTCTTCTTAATTCGTTGCATGATTTCGCCGATCTACGCGCAGACCATATACTTCTTAAATTGCAACATTCGCAACAACCCGCCCAATTTTTTGAACGTAACGGGTTCTTACGACATCAAGTTTACGCATTGCATTATTGAAAACGGCTTTACGATTATCCGTAGCGTTGACGTTGCTCGCGGCACCAATAGCCTGACGTTCACTAGCTGCGTGATTGAAGGTATGCAAGGCAGCATCGGCGACATTACCGGCGCTACTGGGTTTGCCTTGACCAACTGCTATCTGGAAGCAAACTTTTCGCCAGATTTTAATTTTTTTGCAGGCGGTATCGTAAACAAAAGCATTTGCATTACGGGCAACTTTATCAATAACACGGTTGGCCCATCTATGTATTACGGGCCTACGGAATATGTGTTCTCCGCTGCAAACTCGGTTTTTCCAAACTTGTTCCACGACAACGCTATTCAATGCACTAACCTGATTTCTACGGCCGACTACGCGCCAGGTGGCATCACATTTGGCGCTAACGTGCAGGTTGTGAACGGCGTTACCCGCGCCGGTAACGCCTCGACAACGGCGTGGACAGACACGAGCAATCAGTTTGCCAAAGACACTAGCGGTCGATTTGGCGTCGGCCTTCCAATTCAAGGCGACGTTAAGTTTGCGATTGCAGGTTCCGACCAAACATCGGCGAACTACACCAATGTCATGTACGACAGCGCAGGTAACGTGACTGTTGGTTTCCGTAACGACCGACAAATCTGGATGCCCGCTCTTGGCGACTACGCCGACGATGCGGCTGCCGCTACGGCCGGAATTTCGGTGGGTAATCTGTACCGCACCGGATCGGTCATTAAAGTCCGCGTGGTTTAACAGAGTGGTTGCGCCCTGTTAAACCATACAGTATTGTTTACCTGTACTGGTGCGGTTCACCAGGGATTCCCAAGGAATCAACATGTCTGACGAAAACCAACTCTCTGAAGTTGTAGCGGCTGAACCCGCGCCGGAACCGGAAGCTACGGCGGCCCCGGAACCTGTAGAAACGCCAAATGAGGCGTCGCCGGAAGAGAAGCCTGCCAAGGTGTTCACTCAAGAAGAGCTGGACGCAATGGTTGGCAAAAGACTTGCCCGTGAACGGCGCAAGTGGGAACGAGAGCAAGCATTAAGGGTACAGCCGGCAACGACTGAACCCGCAGCGCTGCCTAGCAAGATGGAAGACCCGGACGCGTACGCAGAGGCTTTGGCCGAGCGTAAGGCAACGGAGCTTTTAGCTAAACGCGAAGCAGAGCGAGAAATGCAGGCTATTCGTGACGCCTATCACGATCGCGAAGAAGCAGCGCGGGACAAATACGAAGACTTCGAGCAAGTCGCGTATAACAACTCGCTGCCCATTACGACCGTGATGGCTCAGACGATACAGGCTTCGGATGTTGGGCCCGATATTGCTTACTATCTCGGCTCCAATCCCCGCGAGGCTGATCGTATTTCCCGCATGAGCCCTTACATGCAAGCCAAAGAGATTGGCAAGATCGAGGCTAAATTGGCTGACAATCCGGTTCCAATCAAGAAAACATCCAACGCGCCCCCGCCGATTAAACCTGTTTCGGCTAGAGGCACTAGCGGTTCGTCCTTTGAGACGACGGATCCACGGTCGATTTCGGCCATGAGCACGTCTGAATGGATTGAGCGCGAACGCCAGAGACAGATTAAGCAGTGGGAAGCACGTCGTCGCTAACAATTTTTCGGAGATAATTCAGTGGCTAATACACTTCTTACTATTGACATGATCACGCGGAAAGCTCTCGAAATCCTTGAGAACAACCTCGTGCTCACCCGCAACGTAAACCGTCAGTACGACAACAGCTACGCTGTCGAAGGCGCCAAGATTGGCACCACGCTGCGTATCCGTCTGCCGGATCGCGCTCTTGTGACCGACGGTGCCGCCCTGCAGGTGCAGGACGACAACGAGCAGTTCACCACGCTCACCGTTGCCAACCAGAAGCACATCGGCGTCAACTTCACGACCGCCGAAATGACGATGCAGTTGGACGACTTCGCCGAGCGCGTGCTCAAGCCGCGTATCAGCCAGTTGGCCGCCAGCATCGACGCTGACGTTGCCAACTCGTTCCAAAACATCTACCAGGCGGTCGGCACCCCCGGCACGACCCCGAGCAGCACCGCTGTTCTTCTTGCCGCTAACCAGAAGCTCAACGAGGCCGCTGCCGTAATGAGCCCCCGTTATGTCACCGTGAACCCGGCTGCGAACGCCGCGCTCATCGAAGGCATGAAGGGCTTGTTCAACCCGGTCAGCACCATCTCGGCGCAGTTTAAGAACGGCATGTTTGGCGAAGGCATCCTCGGCTTTAACGAGCTGAACATGTCGCAGTCGATCAAGCAGTTTACGACTGGTAGCCGCACTGGCGCGCACACTGTGACCACGACCATTTCGGCCCAGGGCACTTCGGCCATTGCCATCACCGGCACTGGCACGCAGGTCATCAAGAAGGGCGACGTGTTCACGGTTGCTAACGTCTACGCTGTCAACCCGCAGACCCGCGAATCGACTGGCTCGCTCCAGCAGTTCGTGGCAACTGCCGATGCGACGGCTGTGGCTGGTGCGTACACCGTAAACGTCTCGCCGGCGATCTACACGTCGTCGAACGCTCTGGCGACCGTTGATTCGTTTCCGCAGGCTGGCGCGGCCGTCACCTTCTTGGGTGCCGCTTCGACTCAGTACCCGCAGAACCTCGTGTACCACAAGGACGCGATTGCCTTCGCCACGGCTGACTTGCTCATGCCGCAGGGTGTCGACATGGCTTCCCGCCAGGTGCATAACGGTATCTCCATGCGCGTTGTTCGTCAGTACGACATCAACAACGACCGTATGCCGTGCCGTATCGACGTGCTGTATGGCTACTCGGTGATTCGTCCGCAGATGGCCGTGCGCCTCTGGGGCTAATTGTTAAATCTATTCACGGAGTAATTAAAAATGGCACTTCCTAATGGTTCTGGTGGTTATCAGTTCAACGACGGTAATGTTGGCGAGCCGCTGCTGTTTGTGCAGGGCGCCCCGGCGGCGTTGACTGCCGGCGCGACGGCTACCGCTGCTCAGTTGGCGAACGGTCTGTTCACCTTCAACGGCACGGCGGGAAACCTCGTGTTGCCTTCGGTTGCTGACCTCGAAGCCTACGTTTCGTCTGCCTCTAAGGTAGATGCGGCGTTCGACTTCTACGTCATCAACATCGACGCGGGCACGGATGACGTGACCGTGGCGGTTGGTACGGGCTGGACGCTGGTTGGCGCTGGTCAGGTCGACAACGGTACGTCGGGTCACTTCCGCGCTCGTAAGACGGGCGACGGTTCGTGGACTTGCTACCGCGTTTCGTAATGGCAACGCCCCCGGCAGAGCAATCTGTCGGGGGCACTACCTAAAGGGGTATTGATATGCCTAATACACAGGCGATTGGTGTTGCCTACGCTGACCCGGAGTTTCAGAGCGTTACCGTTACGGGCGAAGCAACGGCAGCAGACATATACGCAGGCGACGAGCTTGGGTATACCAGCGCGGCTCAGGGCGCTGTTACGCAGTTGACCGACAAGTCTACCGGCGTCACGCTTGATAAGAGCATGGGCCGGATCACGATGAGTAACGCTTTACTCGCCGGCGGCACGTCAGTCACTTTCACGCTAACTAACAACAGAATCGGCTCAAACGATGTTGTCACGGTTAGTGTGTCGGGTGGCGGCACGGTAGGCGCGTACTGGCCGTTTGTTGCCAGCCAAACAACCGGTTCTGCGGTTATTGGCTTGTACAACAACACCGGCGGAAATCTGTCGGAAGCCGTTATTCTCAACTTTTGCGTAATTCACGGGCTTTCGTAAGCCTTTTAATATGCCGAATATCTATCTTCGTCACGCCAAACACGGCGAAAAAGTTGCAATCTCGTGGTTGGAAGCGAGGGACGATATGGAGCATGGGTGGGAAGAGTTTGACCCTTCTAGCCCAGATGACTCAGAATCACCGGCGCCGGCAGAAATGTCGGCGTCGGATGGTTCCGACACGCCTAATGCTTTAAGAGCGCGCCGACGACGCAAGGAGTAATTGATGGCTACCACCGCTGCTGACCAGATCAACGGTGCGCTACGTCTGATCGGAATGTTGGCAGAGGGTGAAGTGCCTTCCGCCGCAACGTCCCAAGACGCTTTGATGGCGCTCAACCAGATGATTGACTCGTGGAGCACGGAGCGATTGGCCGTGTTCTCGACGATCGACCAAATTTTTAACTGGCCGCCAAGCGTTCGTGTGCGCACGCTCGGCCCCACCGGCGACTTTGTGGGCGAGCGTCCGATTAAGCTTGACGACGCCACGTTTTTTCGCGATGCCTCGACCAACGTGTCGTACGGCATCAAGATCATTAACCAAGAGCAGTACAACAACATTGCGGTCAAGACGGTCACGTCTACCTATCCGCAAGTGCTTTGGTACAACCCGACATACCCCAACATCGAACTGTATTTGTATCCAGTGCCAACCCGCGTACTGGAGTTCCACTTTGTGTCGGTGCGGCCTTTGTCTGAACCGGCCACACTTAGTACCGAGTTGACGTTTCCGCCGGGCTACTTGCGTGCGTTCCGCTACAACTTGGCGTGCGAAATCGCACCGGAGTTTGGTGTGGAGCCCTCGCCGCAAGTACAGCGAATTGCGATGTACAGCAAGCGCGACCTTAAGCGCATTAACGATCCGGGCGATGTGATGGCGATGCCGGCGGCGCTGATGGTCAACCGTCCGCGCTTTAACATCTTCACGGGCAACTTCTAATGAAGACGCCCATCCTCGGGTCGTCCTACGTCATCCGGTCGGTCAATGCTGCCGATAACCAGATGGTCAATCTGTACCCGGAAGTGGTGCCCGAAGGCGGCAAGGAACCCGCCTACCTGCAGCGCTGTCCCGGTCTTGCGCTTCAGACGACGGTTGGCACCGGCCCGATTCGAGGGTTGTGGTCATTAGGCAGTTACCTGTATGTAGTGTCTGGTAGCGAGTTTTACCGTGTTGATGCCAACTACGCGGCCAATAAAATTGGCGACGTGACTGGCACCGGCCCGGTGTCGATGACTGACAACGGCACACAGATATTCATAGCCTGCAACCCTGACGGCTTTATCTACAACAGCGATACGCTCGCGTTTGCGCAAATCACGGATCCTGACTTTCCAGGCGCCGTGACGGTCGGCTACCTCGATGGCTACTTCGTGTTTAACGAACCTAACTCGCAACGCGTGTGGGTGACGGCGCTGCTCGATGGTTTGTCGATCGACCCGCTCGACTTTGCCAGCGCCGAAGGCTCGCCTGACGGGCTGGTGTCGCTGATCATCGACCATCGCGAAGCGTGGCTCTTTGGCACCAACTCGGTCGAAGTCTGGTACAACTCGGGCGACCCGCTTTTCCCGTTGACCCGCATCCAAGGCGCCTTTAACGAGATCGGCTGTATTGCGCCGTACTCGGTCGCCAAGATGGACAACTCCGTCTTTTGGCTAGGCGCAGACCCTCGCGGTCAGGGCATCGTCTATCGCGCTAACGGCTACACCGGCGTACGCATCTCAACGCACGCCGTTGAATTTGCCATTCAAGGTTACGGCGACCTAACTGACGCGGTGGGCTACACCTACCAGCAGGACGGCCACACGTTCTACGTGTTGAACTTTACGAACGCGGACACTACTTGGGTGTTTGATGCGGCTACGGGCGCATGGCACGAGCGCGCCGGGTTCCGTAATGGTGACTTCAAACGCCATCGCGGCAACAGCCATGCCCGGTTTAACGGCGACCCGATTATTGGCGATTACGAAAACGGCAAGCTGTACGCATTTAGCTTGGACGTGTACGCCGATGATGGACAGACTCAGAAATGGCTGCGCCGTTGGCGCGCTTTACCGCCAGGCGCCAACGACCTCAAGCGCACCGCTCACCATACGCTGCAGATTGACTGCGAAACAGGCGTAGGGCTGCCGGGCTATGCGCTTAACGATGAGCCGCCCTACCTTGGTACAGAGCTGCTGGAAATCCTGCAAACGGAGTCCGGTGACGACATTGTGCTGGATCAGGCGTTCACTCTTGGCGCCAACCCACAGCTAATGCTGCGCTGGTCAGACGACGGCGGGCATACGTGGACTGGCAAGCGCCAAGCCTCAATGGGGCGAATCGGCGCCTATGGCACTCGCGTGTTTTTCCGC